GCCCTGCCGCATCCTGTCGTTCAGCGTCCCGCGCAGCCACGGGAAGACCACCCTAGCGGCCCTGATCGCCGGGTGGGTCCTGAGGGACCCCGAGGACCCCCGGCTGGTCCTGAGCGCCGCTACGGGCCTCCAGCAGGCCCGGCTGACCCTCGACACGCTGGCGGGGTTCCACCACCCGGCCGATGGCAAGGCGACCAGGTGGCGGAACATGCAGAACAACAACCAGCCCCAGCTCAAGCACGGGGCGGGGCGGATGGTCTGCATCGCGACCAGTGCCAACCGAGCCGACGGCTGGACGCCCGACCTGGTGCTGGCCGACGAAGCGGCCCGGTTGCCAGGGGACTTCCTCAGCCGGCTGATCACCGCCAGCGCGAAGGTGCCGCACGGGTGCCTGCTGATGACCACTACCGCCGACGCCGACCTCAGCCTGCCCTGGGCGCACTGGCGCAAGACTTCCGAGGAAGCACTGGTCAGCGGCAGCCTGCGGGATGAATGGGCGGTGCATCACTGGCAGGCCGATCCTGGCTGCGACATCCGGGACCGCGCCCAATGGCGCAAGGCTAATCCTCAGCTGTGGGTCGATGGGCACGTCACCGATGCGACCATCGAGGGGCAGCTAGCGGCGCTGGGCGACCGTGCCGACCAGATCGAGGAATTCAGGACCCAGATCCTGAACCTGCCCGGCGGGAGCCTCAGCCAGATCGGGCTGGACGCTGCCGTCCTGAAGCGCCAGCGCCACGACTGGGCTATCGAGGACGTGCGCGGACGCCGCGCCTGGGCGTTCGTAGACCTCAGCCTGGGCTCGGCGCACTCGGGCATAGCCGACCTGACCAGCATCGCGGTGGTGGTCGATGGCGGGGAATACGGGCTGCTTCGGACCTGGTCGTTCTCGGCCGGCAATCTCGACACGATGCGGGCCGAGCGCCCCTGGTTGTGGGACTGGGTGCAGGCGGGCCTGCTTGAGCATTCAGGTGGCGACGTAATCGACTTCCAGGCAGTCGAGGCCCGGCTGGCGTACCTGAAGGCGCACCTAGCCCTTGAGGTGGTGGGCGTCGATGAGGTGGGCTGGACCCAGCACTGGGTGCGGCAGGTGCTGATCGACCGGCTGGGGCTGCCTGTCGAGGCCCGCAGCCAGGGCCAGCGGGAGGCTGCGCCTGCCTGGGCGACGTTCAAGGTCCTGCTGAACGGCAAGCAACTGCGCTATCACGACGACCCGATTCTGCTGCATCAGCTGCAGAACGCGGTGCTGTACACCGACAACAACGGTGGGCAGCGGCCGGTCAAGGGCAAGTCAACCCAGAACATCGATGCCGTCGTGGCGGCGGTGAATGCCGCCCGCCTGTGGGAATTGCGCGGAAGATCCCAACAGTGGGTTGCTGACGGCGGCATCATCACGATATGAACATCCGCTAGGTAGCGGACATTTCGGGAATGTGACAGGAAATGTCACACTTGCCTATTGACAGGACATAACCGGACCCAAACTGGGGTAGACGATGGGACTCCTATCGTCACTCAGGCGCTACTTCATCGGCGGTTTCGACGCTTCGATGCTGGTCGATACCAGCAGCGTCGGGGAAGTCGAGGCCCTGCCGGGCGTTCAGCGGGCCATCGAGGGCGTAGCCAGCCTGCTCGCCAGCACGACCCTGTGCGTCTATGACAGCCAGGACCAGGAAGTACAGCCTGCCGTCCTGTCGCTGCTCACCGGTCGATCGACCGAAATGGTCAATGGCTGGGACCTGCGGCGCTGGATGGTCACCGAGGCCCTGAGCCAGGGCAACTCCTACACCTACATCGCCCGGACCTACTCGGGGGAGGCTGCTGAACTCATCCCGCTCGATCGCGGCCGGGTAACGATCAACTGGGCCGCGGACCCGTACCGCTACCTGCTCGATGGCAAGGAAGTTCCCGCTGCTGACCTGCTGCACGTCAAGTCCGGCTACTCGCGCTGGGCGCTGCTGGGGGAATCACCCCTCGACAAGTGTCGCACGCAGCTGGAACTGATCGCATCCCTCGATGCCTGGGCAAACACGATGGCCGCCACCGGAACCACCCGGCGGCTGGCGTTCAAGTTCCCGACGCCAATCAGCGAACAGGCGAAGCAATCGATCCTGGCGAGCTGGAAGGCGAAGCACTCGCGCACCGGCGGTAACGCCGAGCCGCTGATCATCGACGGTGGCGGTGCGATCGAGGGCGTGAGCGGGACCGATGACCTGAAGGCCCTGACGGACGCCCGCACGGCGGCTATGGGCGAAATTGCCCGCGCCCTGAACATCCCGCTGTCGTTCCTGGCGGCGTCCGAGGCTGGAACCCAGATCACCCTGGACGCCCAGCGTGCGCTGGTCGATCAGACCCTGCGCCCCTGGGCTCGGCGCATCGAGGCAGAACTGATCGGCAAGCTGATGCCCGGCTACCGCGTCGAGCACGACCTGCAGGAACTGCTGCGCGGCACGATGAAGGACACCGCGAAGGAACTGGCGAAGCTCGTGCAGGCCGGAATCCTGACCCCGAACGACGCCCGCTGGTTCATCGGCATGCAGCCGATGGCTGGCGAATTCGCCAACAACCTGATGGTGCGCCTGGACACGACGGCCGGCCAGGCTGGCATCGAGGATGAACCCGAGGAAACGGAGTCTGAAGATGCAACTTGACCGCCGCTCATTTGAGGTCCGGGCAGACGTCGAGGGCAACACCGTGTCCGGGCTGGCCATCCCCTACGGGACCGAATCCCAGCCGCTGCCGTTCATCGAAACGATCCAGCGCGGCGCGTTCGCTGCCGACCTCGGCCGGCGGAACGTGTCGCTGCTGGTCGAGCATGACAACGGGCGCGTGCTCGCGGACACCCGCAGCGGCACGCTCGAGCTCGAGGAAACCGAGCGCGGCGTGACGTTCGCTGCTCGGCTGCCTGACACCCGCGACGGGCAGGACATGCGCGTGCTCCTGCGCGACGGGATCTACCAAAACATGTCGTTTGGTTTCGTGGCTGACAAAGACGACTGGGCGGGCAACCGCCGCACCGTCGTTGCGGCCCGGCTCTACGAAGTCAGTCTCGTTCATACGCCCGCCTATGAGGCGACCGCGGCCGCGGTACGGGCGTTCCGTAATTCTTCCGGGCTCGTTGCCCGGGCCCTGCGGCTGCGGCTAGGAGAACTGAAATGACCGTGACCCCCGAAATGCTTCGTGAGAAGCGTGCGCAGCTCGTCGCTGCGTGCGAGCAGTACGCCGAGACCGCAACGCCCGACGCCGTGAAGGCGTTCGACGCTGCGGAAGAAGAAATCCGCGCCATCGACGGCCAGCTGTCGAGCCTGTCGGTGCGCAGCCGGCTGGACGCCGTCAAGGCGGCCGGAAACACCGTTCTGCGTCCTGAGTCCCGCGCAGGCGCCCGCACGACCGTGCAGGACCTCGCTCGGCAGATCATGCGCCGCGACGGCAACCCGCTCGACCTCGACATGCGCACCGTGCTGACCATCGGCACGGCTGCGACGGCTGGCAACACCACCGTCACTCAGCAGACTGGCGAGTTCGTCAAGTGGCTGGACTGGGACAACCCGGTTCGCATGCTGGCGACCGTCCAGGCGTTCCCCACCAACCTTGACCTTCCCGTGATCGACGCGAAGATGACCGCGGCGTATGTGGCGGAAAACGTCAACTACACCGAGAGCAACTTCACCACGATCAAGAAGGCGTTTACCGCCCACAAGACCGCGGCGTATACCGACATCACCGAGGAGTTGCTGAACGACTCCGTGGTGGACGTGGCTGCCGAGATCGTCATTGATCACGCCCGTGCGCACGGCAAGGCCCGCGCCGAGAAGCACATCGTCGGCAGCGGCACCGGTCAGGAAGAAGGCATTGCCATCCCCGGGAACTGGGATTCCGGCAACATCGTCAAGACCGGCGCCGTCGGCACTGAGGCTGACTTCGAGGACATCATCACGCTGTACTCGAAGATCAAGCCTGGATACCAGCAGAACGGCAGCTGGATCATGAACGCGAACACCTGGGCCAACCTGCTCAAGATTCGTGACGCTGGCGCTACGGGCAAGTTCCTGTACGACGGCATGCAGGGCATGATGGTGCAGGATGGCAGCACTGGCCGCCTGATGGGGCGTCCTGTCTACATCAGCGAGTTCATGCCTGACGCTGGTGCGCAGGCAAGCACTGCCATCTTCTTCGGTGACCTCGGCCGCGGCTACCGCATCGTGGACCGCACGCAGGTGACGTTCCGCGTCGACCCGTACACCATCGGGCTGGCGGGCAAGGTGCGCTACCTGTCGATGATGCGCTCGGACGCGAAGATCGTCGACAAGTACGCCGGTGGCGTCATCCGTCGCGAAGCCTGATTCCCAACACCGTGACCGTCGGGGTCGGGGGCTAACGCCCCCGGCCCCGATTTCGGAGCAGAACTATGGCAGCAGCAGTGATCAACCTCACGAATTTCAAGGCGCATGCGCGGATCTATCACAGCGCCGACGATTCGTACATCACCAGCATCCTGCTGCCCGCCGCTATCCGCGCCTGGGAGGCGGCAACCGGTGTCAGTGCGCTGGAGGTACTGCATAGCGCCATCATCAGCGAGGAAGGCGAGGTACCGTTCTACCCCTACCCGCAGCCGGTGCTGGTGGGCGCACTGGTTGCGCCGTACTACACCGAGTCTGGCAGTGCGGTGCAGGAACCGCTCGAAATCCACTACGAAGGCGACCGTAGGGTCCTGATCGTGCCCGAGGACGCCGAGCGTCCAGTCACGTTGTACTGGTCCACTGACGAACAGCCCTCGGCCATCCTGCCGGTGCTGGAACTGGCAACCCGTCTATACGCCGACCGCGGCGACAGCACTGGCAGCATCGAGGGCAAGGCCCAGCAGATGCTGGTGGCGCTGATGCACGAAAGGGCCGTCGTATGACCCCTCGGGGCATGTTCCGCCACCAATTCGCGGTGCAGAACTATGCCACGTCGGTCGATTCATACGGGCAGGGCACGAAGACCTGGACTACTGCGGCAACGGTGCTGGGGCATATCGAGACTGCCAACCCGTCGCAGCTGGAAACCGTGGACGTTGCCCGCGGGGAAATCACCTATCGCATCGTGCTGCCCTGGGTCGCTGGCGTAACCACGGCTAGCCGGTTGCTGCTGCAGGAAACCGGAAAGGCGGCCCGGACCCTTGAGGTGCTGGGCGTTGCCGACCTCGACCTGCGCCGGATGGAACTGGAAATCGAAGCCCGGGAGGTCATCGGATGACCCGCCGCGCACCGATGAACCAGACGCACGCGCAGAACCTTGCGCGCTGGTACGAACGGCAGCAAAACAAGCTGGCCGTAGGGGTCGAGTTCAGCCTGCTGGCCGACAAAGACAGCAGCCCCGAGTTCATTCGGCAGGTGAAGCGGCTAGACGCCGCGCTGGGCCTGCTGCCGTTCAAGGTGCAGAACAACATCGCGAAGCGCCTTGGGCGCTCCGTTCTGAAGCAGGCGGCGAAGGTCTACCGCCAACTGTGGCTGATCCAGCGGCCGAAGAACCCGACCAACAAGGTGCGTTTCGACATATCCAATTCCGTGACCCACAGCGCCGACGTGAAGGCCGGGCTGGTCGTTGCGACCACTGGGGTCCGGGCTAGGAAGTACCGCTACTCGCGCCTCGCTGGCCCGCTCAACAAGCGTTCCTGGCAGGTGCGCGACAAGATGGCCGCAGCCTTCCCCCGGGCGCGTTTTGAGGAACTGATGGCGAAGGAAATCGAGAACACGTTCGTGGAGCTGGTGCGCAAGGAAGGGCTGAAGGTGGTGCAGCGATGACCATCGAGCAGGCCATCTATGCCAGGCTGGACTCGCAGGTAGCGGCCGTCGGCAATCGCATCAGCCCGGAGTGGCGGCGTGAGGGCACCGCCCTTCCGGCGCTGGTGTACACCGTCGATTCTCGCGAGCCGGTCAGGTCGTTCGGCGGCACAACCGGGCTGGAGCAATTCGGCGTAACGGTCACCACCCTGGCGGACACGATGTCGAGCGCCCGCAGCGTCGCCGACGCTGTTCGCGCAGCCCTCGACACTACCGACGATTACACCGAAAACGGAACCACAGTTTCGTCTGGTCACCTGACCAGCGAGGATGTCGAACGGATCGAGGACGGCACTGGCGACGATGACGGCCCCCGCGCAGTGCGTCAAACATTCAGCCTTTGGGCCACTGGAGCGTAAGAATGGCTAAGACATCAGTAGGCACCGCCATCGTGTTCGTGACCACCCCGACGCTAGCACAGAA